AGAGAGGGATGGCCTCTTCTGTATAAACAAGCATTTCTGGAAGTTAGGAAACTCAAGGGCTAGGGGGTGGCCAAAATTTCCCTGTTTGAATAGATTTTTTGGGTGGATTTACCTGTAATTTTTTGGTAAAAAACATTGTAAAGAACTTGTCAAGTTGTTGATTATGAGGTAGTTATGGCAGAGCCAGCTTTTGTTCCAAAAGGGAAGTTTAAACGCCGAGCCTATGTTCGTGATATGAACCCTGATGAACGGAATGAGTTTTTTCTTGATATATATAAGAAGGTTGAGCGGGGATATAAGGTAACTGAGGCGTGTGGTCATGATGAAGCCACCCGGATTATGTATTATAAATGGTTAGATGAACAGGGTTTAAGTAAGGCGCGGGTGTTGAAGGAGCAGAAAAAGAAGGCTAAAAAGAAGGCATCTGCTTTGAATAGAGGGATGAAGAAAGCGATAAGCGAGAGTGATAGCGGGGAAAAGAACAGCCCCCTCTCTCTGGAGGGAGAGCCGGAAGAACTAACAGATGATTTGATTGAGCGGGGATTGGTACGGGCCTTTTGTGTGGCCCTTAAAAGGTGTCACGAGGCTCCTTCTTGGCACAAAGCGTTAGTGGATTTATTGAAGGTATTGAGCCCTAAGTTTTTCGATAAGGGTTCGAAGTTCACACCGCGAGATTGGATTGAGGCGCATAAACAATTTATGACTGAGGGTACTGAAATAGTTACTTTTGAGGAAACCGAAAAGAATGGCGGTTGAAATTAAGATTGATTGTCCGGCGGCCTCTAAGTGTTGGCGGGCCATATATTCTCAATACTATCAGGAGGTAGGTTATACAGTACCGCCCCCGCGAGAGACGTTGTTTTTTGCGGGATATGCGCCGCCAGATATAATGCCGCATGGCGGCATATTCGCAGAGAAGATACCGTTTCCCGGCAATTGGTCGGCGATGTGCCCGGTGATGCAGGGGCACGGAAATGCTGATTGTGGTGAATTTAAGAAATATGAACGACGACGGAAACAGGCGGCCATAAAAAAATTTCGCAATAAGTCTCCGCGAATGCCGATTCCGCGAGATGTGCGACGTGCGGTTGCTGCCCGGGATAATTATAAGTGCGTGTACTGCGGGATCGTTTGCGGGCAATATCGAAATGGCAAGCGCGTGCGAGGTGTAATAGATCACTTTGTACCTCTTGCTCTTGGTGGCGCGCCGCTCGATCCTGATAACCTTGTGTTTTCGTGCCGCGATTGCAACCAGGCCAAAGGGGAGCAATTATGGCAGAAGGGATGCCGACGTGGGTATTACAGCGAACACTAAGACGATGAATAAAGCAGGGATATTTAGGGCGATGGACTATTACCCCCACGCCAAACAGGCGGCGGTTCATGCCAGCAAAGCGCGGTTTCGGATAGTTGCCGCTGGCGCCCGTGCTGGTAAATCAATGCTTGCTGGTGCCGAGATTGTCTGTCGCTTGCTTCTCCCGGATCAACGGATCTGGTGTGTTTCCACCCAGTACACGTTGGCGGAAAAGGAGTTTGACTGGGCTTTGCAGTTCCTTGATCGCCTTAAAATCGGTCGTCACAAGGCGTTACGGCTGGCGCATGTCTCCAACCAGCAGCGGGGTTCCAAGAAAATTTCCTTTCCTTGGGGTTCTTTCTGTGAAACAAAAAGCTGTGAGAAGCCGCAACTTCTTTTGGGAGAGGAACTTGATCTGATTGTACTTTGTGAAGCATCCCAAATTCCGCGCTCGATTTGGCACCGGCAATTACGTGCTCGCATAGGGCCGAGAAATGGTGGTCTCTTGGCGACTTCTACTCCGAACGCAGATGGCGGGCTCTTTTGGGAATTCTTTCAGATCGCCGAAAATACCCCCGACTGGGAGCGGTGGCAATTTAATACGATTGCCAACCCGACATTTTCTAAAAAGGAATGGGAGATAGCAAAAACAGAGCTCGACGAAAAGGTTTTCGCAGAGCAGTATGAAGGCCGGTTTGTGTCTCGTCGCGGGCAGGTATTCTCAATGAGTGATGGGAATTTTATAGACTCGTGCTTTTCGTCGTTTTCGTTGCTGCCTGTTTTGGTGGGTGTTCATTATCGGCCCAATAACCCGGTAGCTGTTGTGTTTATTGCGGTACAGCACGAGCCTCGGCGATATATAGTATTTGATGAAATTTATGACGAGAATCTGACAGCTATTGACGTAATTCCGTCAATAAAGGAAAAGATGCAAGGGTTTCCAAAGTTTCTTGGTGTGTTTGTTGACTTCTGGGACTTTGCTATTCAAAAGGAATTTCGACAAGCAGGGCTAGAGGTTGGAGTGAATAGAAAAGAAAAAGAAATTGGCAAGAAACTTGCTGCGATGCGCCGCATTCAAGGACTCCAGAATGCGCTCAAAATTAGAGAGGATGGTCAATCTAAGCTGTTGCTTCATACGCGATGCACCAAAACGATTCGCGATTTTGAGCGGTGTAAATGGCCCGACAAACGAAAAGAAGAGGCTGAAGTCCAAGAAAAGGAATTGCCCCTCACAAAATATATGTTCGCTCCTCATGCTGTGAGTTATGTAATTGCATTTTGCGAAAACGCTGTAGGTGTTGATTTCTATAGAGTTGCTAACTAGCTTTTTTTTCTCTTTTTTTAAGGGCTGAGAGATGCCGAGCATCGCGAAGATTCAGTTCGTACCGAATTATGTGACGGAACTCCGTCAGCAGATTGGCTATTACATTGGCTATGTTCCGAACGTGTATGCCGACCAGGTTACTGCTGATGATTTTTATGAAATTGTGCGAAAGGATGTGGAAATTGCGAGATGCCTGCACCTGCTCGGTTTAATGGCTTCGGGTGAATTCACTGAGGTTGAGTGCGAAAACGAGAAACTGAAAAACCTTTGTGTATTCGTGTTGCGCCAAATTAGAGATTTCCTGCATTGCCGGAAGTCTTTGGTTGAGAAAGCAGTACTTTTCGGGCTTGGAATTCAAAGAAAGTATTACAGGTGGGTGGACTATGAGGGAGCTAAGCTCTATGTGGCATATCGGCTAGCCGAGGTGGATCGTCGCCGGATGCGCCTGGAGCGGGATCAAGAAGATCGGACAAGGATTTATTGGACAATGTGGTGTCCAAAAATTGATCAGTATGTGATTCTCGAAGATCGGTCAGAGAACCCGAACGCACCTGAGGGTTTGGCCGTGCAGGATTATATCTGGTACTACCAGATGCAGGAGGAGTTGGCGCCTTATTGGGAAGGGTTCGGCGAGGTGTTGTATACCTTGGCTTATACCAAGCACTACGCAATCAAATACTGGGCAGATCTTTGTGAAAGCTGGTCAAAGCCCTTCTTGGTAGCGCAAATAGACCTGATGAAGGCTGCTGTTAATGCGTCGCTCGGCGCGGGGTTTTCTAGCGCACAACAGCGAATTGATAAGATTATCGAAACTTTTGAGGCGTGCCGTGCTCGGCATTTAGCGGTTATTGATAGTTCTGACCGTGTGCAGTGGTTTGAACATGGTTCGACGGGGGCGAATATAATCAGGGAATTGATAGAATATTGTGATAAGAAAATTCAGCTTTTGCTGTTGGGGGCTGAGTTATCAACTACAGCGGCGGGTGTTGGTAGCTACGCTCTTGGTGCGGTGCACAAGGCGCAAACTGACACGGTAGTATTGTATAACAGATTGCGGCTAGCTGAAGTGTTTACTGAAGATATACTTTTTGATTTCTTTTATCGTAATCAGTCGGCGCTAGCCCAGTTAGGTATTGATTTTCCAAGGCATGGTGACGTGAAAATAAAGATCGGGGTACGACAACTATCGCAGACTCAAGAGAAGGGGCACCTACCTATGCCGCAACAACCGGTCGGCTCTGAATTATGGAGAGTTTGACATGTTAAATCCTTTGAAGTTATATTCTTGGAATAGGCAACCGAATGGCAAATATGCTATACGCAATGTGGAATTTTTCAGGTCATTTTCTTCGCCGGATCGCGGTAGCCTGGATTTAGAAGGACTAAAGGAGTGCGTCAAAAAGATCAAGGTAGACCAGGATAATGGCCACTATCTTAGGGTATTTTGTGGACATCATTCTGGGTTTGAGAATAGACCGGGGGCCGGGTTTCTTGATAATGTTCATGTGTTTGGTGAGACAGCGATAGGTGATATTATCGAGATACCGGAAAACGTGTTTAATGACATCAAAGAGGGGAGATACCCCTATCGTTCACCGGAGTATGTCCCTGAAGCTAATAAGATTACGGGTTTGGCTCTTTTAGAGAGTCAAAACCCCTTTTTTGTGTTCCCTCTTTTGTTGTTGGAAGAGGATGAGTCAGTAATGACAGAAGTGCAGAATTACCAATTGGTTAGATTTCAGGAGCTAATAATGATTGGAGATGAAATCAAAGATAAAGTGGATGAAATTTCTGAGACCGAAGAAAGGGAGAAGGAGCTTACTGAAGGCGAAAAGACGGAGGCTTTTCAGGGGTTCGAGGGTGATGTGATTAACAAGCTTGACAGCTTGGCGGAAAAAATAGCCAACATTGCTAGTTTGTTACTGAAGGTTATTGGGCTGATAGAGGGTAAGGAGCCTGAGGGCGACGGTGAAAAAGATGAAGGTGGAAGCCCTGAGGGTGTGGAAGAAAAAGGCAAAGCGGAAACTCCTAAAGAAGAAGCTCCAAGCTCGGTTGCGTACCAGCTTCGACTGCTCAATCGCCGGTTGGATGAACTAGAACAGCATAATTTTGTTGAGAGTTCTGAAATTACGAGGTTTTGTGAGTCTATAGGTGCCGATCCTAACGAGGTTCGAGAGACTTTGAGGCAATTCAGTACAGCGCAAGACCGGAAGGTATATCTGAAGTCGCTTAAGCGGAGCTTTCCTAAACATAGTATGAGCAGCAGCTTAGAACGGTTCCAGGCAATGCCTGTAAACGAATACGAGAAACTGATCGCGAAATATCAGGAGCGTAGCCCCCAGGCTGCCCAAGTTGCGCGGAAGGCTTATGCTATTTACCGTGATACCGTAAATCAGGCGAACGCGGAATATGTGCGTAAATTCCAGGCAGCGTTCCCTTCGGTTGAAAAATGGGTAAATAATGCTGTTGAGGAAAGCGAGCGAGACCCTCAATATCTGGATCGCTTGGTTTCACCTATTTAAAGAGGATTGAGGTTTCTTTTGAAAAGGAAAGGAAAGGACAAACATGGCTGATCCTACCAGTGTAGTAACTGCACACCAAAATTATGTCGTTGACGCCAATAGGCAAGACATAGTGATAAAGAACGCTGAGCCGTTGGTACCGTTTGGGCTAGCGGCTCTTAATAGAAGCCTTGGTAAAGTTGAATTTGCGGAAGTCGCCGATGATCTGATTCCGGCGGGGCTCGTTTTAGGTGCGTCTGACGGCGATAACACTAATCACCTAACCGGCGACTCGAGCGGGACTTACTCTGCTACTTGCCGGGGTGGGCTATTGCTCGGCGGTGGTCGCTACGGCGGCGTCAGTGTCACTGGAGCTTCGGCGATTACCGATGCCGGTAAATTCGTCTGGGCCACCGATGGCCAGACCCTCACGCTGACCAGGCAGGCCGGGTCTCCTGTTGGAATCGTTCTCAAGTGGATTTCTGGCACTTATTGCCACGTTTACCTATTTTCTTTGGTAGAATCAATTCTCGTAAGTGCGCTGAGTGCGGCGCCTTCGGTCTATAGTGTGAAGTCGTTTGGAACTTTTCCGACTAATGCCCTGCAGGGTACTAGCGCTGTAACACTTTGGACAGAAACGGCTTACGAACATTATAAATTTGTGTCGCTTCATGCTCTCCCGGTGGCCTGGGATAATGCTGCGGTTGCAGGGGACCAGGACCTGAATCTTGATATTGGGGGGACTGATACTACAGGTGGTGTTCTCACTCTGGCCTATACTGATTGCGACGGTGCTGCTGACATGGGTACCGAAATTGACGCGACGGCGATCACCGCCAATAATGAGGTTCATGTTGGCGACACGGTGAAATTGGAAATGGCGTCAGGCGGAACTGGATTTACCGCTGATGTCGCGGCGGCGTTCCATATTTATGCGGTTATCGAGAGATTGCCTGGTGTATAAGGAGGTGAGCTATGCCTATTGCGAATATTGATAGATCGTTGCAGGCCGGCATACTCGCCGACCTTAAGGAAACCTGGCGACAGCAAATTCCTGTATTCAGAAAACAACAGGAAAAGCTGCTCAAGTACCTGCCGGACAGCAATATACGTAACGCGACTTGGGCCTGGAAGGAGTCTGTGCCTTTTCCACAATATTGGCCGTATGGCACAGGTCGCAAGGCTCAGGCGTTTAGAGATCGCTACCTGACTCTGGGAAAGTATAACTATGAACTTACTATTCCCTGGAGTCGCTGGGACGAAGAAGATGATCAACTCGGTGATTTGCGATCGCATATTCAGATCGCGGTTCAGCGGTATGGTCAGCTTCCAGATGTGCTAATTTCTGAATATTTCAATAATGTAGCCGACCTGAATCCCAGCATTCTCAATGCTTTCGACGGTGCCGCTCTGTTTTCAACCGTTGACGGTGACGGGGCCGACCGGTTGGGGGTCAGCGGTGGAAATATCATTACCGGGTCGGGGTTGACCCCTGATGGTATAATCCATGATTTTGCGCAAGTGCAGCAGCGGGCCCTGTCGTTCATTGATCCGACTGCCGGAAAGCCGATACTTTCGCCAGAAGAGGCTGATTTTAGCAAAATGTTTGCGATCGTGCCGAATTCCGCGAACGAGGTGTTCCAAAAAACCGCACAGTCAGAATATCTCAAGATTTCCGGCGAAAACATCGTGTCGGAATCGAACTGGCTCAAAGGCATTTTTGAATGGCAGACCAATCCATATCTGACCGATACCTCGGACTGGTATGTGGTGCTAGAGCACAGCTTTTGGAAACCGTTTGTGTTTCGCGAACCCAAGAATGTCGAGTCTATAATTGCGGATATGCAGAATTCTGATTCAGCAAGAGAGACTGGTGAGTATAAACTCCATACTCATGTGCGTTGCGCGTTAGGGCCGTGGTTTCCGGGCGTTATCTTTAAGGTAAACAACTAGTCAGGGGGAGCTTCAAGCGCCCAGGCCCTTTCCCTTTCTCCCCCTGGCGCTTATTTATGAAAGGATATACAGATGTATGTTGCTAAAGCTGGTGTTATGAGTAGTACGGCGGTGGCTTATAAGGTGCGCAAACCTGCTAAATTACCCCCTCTAGGTGAGAACGAGGCGACCGAATATTATATTACTGCGTTAAAACCGGACGCGCCTATAGAGTCAGTAACGCTTCTTGGTATTAATTTCGATAAGAGAGTGCTTCCTAATGCAGCCTCTTTGAAAGAGAATCAGGGGCAATATTTTGAGTTTGGGGTCTTGTGTCGGCCTTTGACCAAAAAGCAAGTTGAGGCTCTTTGGGAGCGAGCCAAAATGGTTGATGTGAGGTGGCGTGATAAAAATACTGGTGAATTGAAAAGCTGTCTTGCGTCAGAGCTTATAATTTTGGTTAAGGAGGATGAGTATAATCCAATTTCATCACCTTCTTTTTATCAGGCGGGGGCCGAATCCCTTGAAATAAATGAGCCGAAAATCCCAGAGGGGAGCGAACTCAAAGAAGTTTTGATGGAGACGCAGCGAAAGAAAGGCAGGAATAAATGAGCGCTGCTAATATAGCCGCTGCTGTTCAGAATCGTTTTGCTACGCAGCTTTTAATTGAACTGACAAATTCCTCAAATTCAGCAACTACAATAGATACAGACGTGTTAGAAGCTGCTGCGAGCGATGCCATCGGCGAGTTTGAGCGTGTTACGGGTATTGCCCATGACGACAATAATGCGAGCCATGTTGCAATATTATGTCGCGGGACTGTTTACTTCTTGGAGTTCTACAAAGCGCGTGACACCTCGCTCATTAAGTGGCGATCGGGCGACTTTTATGGAGCTCTCTTGGGTATTCGGAAGGCTGTTTATGCTGAGGCGGCCAGCAACAGCAATCTTACTGTTGTTCGCGAACGTTCTGGAACTAGGCCGGATATGGATTCGGCGCGGCTGGTATTTGGAAAACGCCGTGTTTCGGGGATTAGAGACACAATTGAGAATTAGGAGCTAAACATGGCTAAATTTGCGGGAACAGGTGGTGGACTGGAAGGCACAATAAAGACAGTTGACCTTCCAGCAGCTGGCTCACCACCTTCGACAGTAGCGGAAATTGATTTGAGTGATAAGCCGACTGTGACACTCGTGAATATTGTAATTTTCGGCGAGGCATACATGGCCTATGCTGCTGATTCAGCGACTGTGAAATCGAATCTGGGAAGTGATTCAACTAGGCAGCGGTTAGCTGGTAATGCCGCGTATTCAATCCCGGTTGGGAGCAATGCGGGTGTCCTGGCGTTCACTTCGGCGAGCACGGCTGTGACGGATGGTCTAAGTTACCATTTGGTGGAGACTTAGACATGTATGATGAATATGGCCAGCTAAAATTATATGTCGTAGTTGAGTCGGTTGGTATAGAGACCGAGATAAACTGCTTTGTTGAATTTCCTTTGAGGGTCGAGAGATGAGTCAGGCGACTAAGGCCGAGTTGTGGACGCAATTTCGGTATCTTGTGAAAATTATTGATGAGACCTACAAATATGGGGTAGACAACACTCCAAATTTTGTTTCAATGGAAGAATCGCTCCAGGAAAGCTATGTCGGAGATCATGTGTCAGCGACCCAACAGCAGGTGACGAATTTCCGAAATTCACTATCTAATTTGATTAGAAATGCCCCTGGTCTGCTCCAGCAGGTGCTGATTGAGCTCGCGAAGGTCGGCTATGATGGGCGGGCCGCATCAATCTCTGATGCTTTAGATGAGATATATCAGGGAATGGTAGATGCGTCTGAAACGGTGCGCCACCGAGGTTACACTTTCGGCTCTGTTTCCGCTGGTGCGGGCAATAATTCTGATGGCACCCTGCTACGCGTGACAAAGAATAAGGACAACTACGATCTAGAAGGCGGTGAATTCCCGGCCGGGATCACTCGAGTAGAAATTACAGCTGACGCCTTTACAGGGGGCACCGAGGGTGCTGAAACCGCAATTATTCGGGGATATGGGGAAACAAAGCATGACGAGCTATCCCTCGGTGATTGTCCGTCTGGGAGCAAGACAATATATGTTGTTTCAAGTGAGAGCAGCTCACAACTCATAAGTAACGGGGGTTTCGAGACCATAACGGGCTCTGCGCCTTCTATTTCGGTATCAGGCTGGACACTGTCCGACGCGTCGGATTTCGACGAAGAGACTACTACCGTGTTTCGCGGAAGCAAAGCCCTGAAATTCGTAGATGGCGGGGGTGATAGCAATGTCCTTCAGTATATCACTAGTGCATCTATTGATATTTCTCGGCCGGTTTTGGCGGTTGTCCATTATAATCGTGAGACAGGTTCGGGCGACGGAACGCTGACACTGAGACTCGGGACGCAGACCGTAAGCGTAACGTTGAGTTCGCAAACCGGTTGGAATCGCCTAATTTTGGGTAGTGGAGCAAGTACAGCTGGGTGGTACGAGAACTTCAAAGAAGACTATGATGGTAGTGGAATTCGTGTTCAGGTGTCGTTATCAAGCCGTACAACCGGGTATGTCCTGATTGACGAAGTGATCGTAGCTCAACCGGTGCTGTTTGACGGCAAATATTACTTGCTTTTGGTTGGGTCAACCGACGCTCTTGTCGGTGACTATTGGACTTTCACTGATTCTGTTTCAAATGACGGGCGAATTCAAACCTGGTTGGCCAGAATTTATGGGAAATTTTTACCACACACATCAAGCGGGGAAACTTACGCAGATTTGTAAGATATTGCTACGCAGTAATTTATGAAAATGAGCAAAATAAAAGGCCAAGAAGCGATTTTAATTTTCTAACGACTTCTAGGTCTTTTTTTTCCTTTTTTTCCCCTTAATGGCCGTTTATGAGGGTCGCCTTTGGAGACTAGTATTTATGGGGTTTGCAACGCATCCTGATGTCAATGAGATAATCCAGGTTGCTGGATACCTATTTTGGAATCCTACCGATCTTAGCAATGAGGCGGGCTGGGGAACGAAGCTTGGGTTTTGCTCGGGTGGAATCATATTTTCACCAAATTATAAAATCGCGACTTTTCGTCAGGAGGAAACCGGGGTTGAAGTTTACAAAAAAATATACCTAGGTTGTGCGCCGGTTCTCACGGCGGTGTTAAAGAATTGGAATAGCACACTGCTTGAGCGGTTATTTCCTGGGCTTTCCAGCGGAGGGGCCGTTGAATTCCCAGGTAGTATACCGGCGGGAACTGATCTATCGGCTTATAGCCATGCTTTAATTTTCGTGCCCCAGGACACGGACAATCACCCATGCCTGCTGTTCCAAAAGGCTTGCCCTAATATCGTTGAGGCCTCGAAATTGAAATTCAGTCATCGTGATCCCACGGTGTTTCCAGTCGCTTTTGATGGACTACGCAAGAGCAGCTCGACAGATGGGATCGCGTATTTCGGGCCTTTATCAGGAGCGGTACTAAGATGACACCAAAACAATTATTCGAGCGATTGCGCGATTGGCTACAAACAATTACCTGGTCTGGGACAAGCAATAAGATATTCGGTGATGCCGTTCATATTGTACCCGAAGTGCCGATTCAGCAGCTTGCTCGCTTTCGATCGCCTGTGGCTTTCCTGGTAGATCAAGGATTTGTGTGTGATCCAGACCATCCGGGGGTGGTGACTCAGAATTTTTCTTTGGTGGTTTTTGTAGAAAATCTTAACGATCCTTACGGAGAGTGCGCAATGATCGGCGCAAACCGCGTAGCGAGTACGTCTACCGGGGCGGGGATACTGGATATTGAAGATGCCATACTTGATCAAATCTTTAATATTACTGAGCTTACTGCTAAATTGATGCTAGTTGAAAAATCCGCTGCTAAGCAACAAAAAGTGGCCGGATCGAACTATCCGTCAGTCATGCGTACTTTTTCCTTTTCTTGCTTATTGGGGTTGTACTGATGTCTAGAGGTGATAGAGATGACATGGTTGACCGCATGGTTGACGCTATCTTAAAGGTAGCTGAGGCGATCGCCGAGGGCAAGCCGGTTTCGCGACTAGAGATAGAAGAGCGACTGAGGCAGCCTGCTCAAATTGAGAGTGAGACAACAACGGGTGTCCGGGGCCAAGTGGGTATGACTTTCACAGAGGGTATGGGTCGCGGCATGGGGCTGCCCATGACCAAGGGTGCTCTCGCCGCTGAAATAGGGCAGGCTGTAATACAAGGATTTAAAGCGCTTAGTGGCGACATTACGGGTGTTCTAAAGTCAGAGCTATCATCTATTATTGGTTCAAAGATGGCGTTGGAACATACCGAACCTTTGAAAAGATTGGAAAACTGGGCATTAGAAATGGCTCGTTCCGGGCATACGCCCAGTTTCGACGAGCTTGAGCGGATGCACGCTCGCTTTGAAGCCATTGGTGATAGACAATCAGAGGCACTATCGCGAGCGAGGCGGGTCGGTAGCCTAGTCCCGGATATTGTTCAAGACATATTAGAGGATTCAGAGGATTTTTGGCTCAGGACAGCAAAGAAGACAAAAAAATGGGCCGACCGAGAATGGGCGATTTACCGGAATAGTGAACTGCATGAGGATTGAGGTAAAATAAATGGTCACAATAACTTACAACGGATATACACTACCGAATACAATCGAAAAATTCTCGTTGAACGAGAACGAAAAACAGGTTTCTATCTCATGCACTTTTTTGCTTTTGTCAACTTCGGCCGGCGGCCTGGTTGATCTCTGCCAGGAGGCGGAGGAAAAATTAACGGAAATCAATAAGGATTTCACCCTGAAACTTGGTGGAGTAGAAGAATTTAACCTTTCGCATTCAGCGAATACGGGGTTTCTGGCCCGGCCAACGTTAACCAAAATTGCAAACGAAACGGCAACCAAGGTATCACGGGCCTATCAATTTTCCTTGGTAATCCAGCTTCCGTTTGATCAGACGGGATACGATTACAGACGAGAGGGAAGCTTCACAATCACCTATGCGCCGAGCCGGCGGCGCACTGTGTCTTTTCAATGCCTCTATACCGCTGGTGGTTCCAATAGCGCGCTGCAAAATTATCAGGCCGCTACCGGCGGGAAAAACTGGGCAACGTCCGTGCTGGCGGCTCTTGGTGGGAATTATGAGCTTGTAGCCGAAAGCATTCGTGAGGAACAAGAGGAAAAAATCCTCAATGCCACACTGACCTATAAAGAGATACTGAGCAACCAGGCCAGCGGCACTATGGATGTAGCCGCGATAATTGACCCAAACGTCAACTATTCGGTGCGATACGCCCAGGAAATTGGCGTCTCAGGGGCCGGCTACGCCGCGATCCCGGCGACGACGGTTTCGATTTCGTATAATTGCACGATCTCCAAGGACGTAGTTGGAACGGATACAGACCTAGAAGAGGTATACCAGGATACCGTCAAACCGTGGCTAATAGAGCACGTGTGGGATATGCTGGATTTGGGAGATTATTCGCAAAGCGGTAGAAGTTATATCGTTCAAAGCGAGTCGAAGACTGTAAATCCCTATAACTGGACAATTTCTGGGGGCTTGACCTTTATAGCGCCAAATTCAAATTCAGCGGTCATCGCTCTGTCAGAATCTATCGCGATTTCAAACGACAAGGGTCTCACAGCTGAGAAACTGTGGGACGGCCAGGATTACACCTATAATATCTATGGAATTGGGCAGCAAAAGACGCTAAACCGAAATATATCAGTAACTAAACTCAGTTCGCCCCCGGCAGAACCACCTGAATATAATGACGATTCACCAGGAATATGGTTACTTCGCAATCGAACGGTTCGGCGGCAAATCAAGGAATTCGGGGCCGGAGGCGTTTCTAACACGCAAAAAATGCGTGTGTACTTCTATTCGTTTGTAGATCAGTACCTTTATGTTGAACCCTTTTATTCCTTTACCGTCATCGGCGAGGGAGGGTTAGGATAAAAAATGGTTGATTTTCCTTGCCCGCGTGTCACTATAGGCGGCGTTTGCATGCTCATGCAGGGGTTCTCGTGGACTTTATTACCGGGGGTTTTGCCCTTTAAGACTTCGTTTCGCGTGCCTAAAGGCGAGCTAAATCAAGCATTACTTGGTGTGCAAAACCCAACAAGTCTCAAGATAGAATGCTGGGGCGGAACGCAGGGCAAGCCTGACCCGGTAGTTCTTGAATTTCAACAGTTATATCTCTTGGAACCCAAAGAAATTGACCCGTTTCACGTCATGTGGACGATTGCAGATTCCCGCTGGAGCTGGCGAGGGAAACTGCTCCATTATAGCTACAACAAGACTCGTAAAGCGAATGTTAAAGGACAAGGCGTCAACGCTAGCGATACCACACCCGCGTCGCTTAGGCAATATTTTGATACCTTTGCCACCGGTCGGTACCTCTCATGGTCGCTCAAGGGAATGGAAGTCCCTTGGACAATGAAGGAAATTCTCGAAGACCAAATGGCCAAACATGGGATTCCATTCGATCCGAATTTTGCGAGCGATGACGGGGCTTACATTATAGAGAACGTGGAAGCGGACGGCATTGATATTTACAGAGGTTTTGCGCAGCTGTTAGCTGCAAGCCGCATGAACATTGGGATTAAGCCCAATGGTCAGGTGTACGTCTACAGCCAAGATTATTTTGATGACACCCAGATTAATCTCATCGCTCAATATCAAAACCAAGCGAAAACAAAGCCAGGCACTATATATTTTGAGGACAAGAGCCGAATTCGGCCCCGAAAAGTCAATGTCAAATTTAAGAAAAAAATGGAAGTACGAGTGGTTGCCACAAAAGAAGAGCGACCAGGGGGATTTCTTCTGCCTATCACCCCCAAGCCACCAATCTGGTCGCAAAAGGACATAGACGAATGGCGGGTAATAGGCTGCCAGAATGTGATTTCCTGTCCTTATCCTGTCTTTTCTCCCTTCTCTAATAGAGAAATCCATCTCGGAGAGTGGCTACCCCTTTGGGAATATTTGGCTTCACTCAATCCCCCGATCACGGAACAGGAAATACGGGAATATTATTTTTCAGAAGCCTTCGAGCGATATTACGCTGCAAAGCTGGACGGGGGAACGCCGTCGTTAAATAATGAGGCCTTTGTCCATCACATTGTGACCGCTATAAAAGGAGCATACCGAAGGATTTACCAGCTCAACCCTTATATCATGGATAGAATCGAATATTGGGAACCCCGGCGTGTGGCCGTGATTGATAATTATAGTCGCTACAGCCCAACAGCGCCGCTTTTTGCGGACTACTGTGTGATTCCTGGGAAGCGGCACCCATCACAGGCAAAGCAAATTGCGCTCTGGAGCACTCAAGCATATAATTGGTACGTAGACCAAAAAGACCCGCTAAGGCAGAAGCCAACTGCAGGAACGATCAGAACAGTAGATCAGGCATTAGGGATATTTCAAGTCTCTTATCCTTCTTCCCCTGATCGCACAATCAAGACAATAATACCAAGCGCCCTAGACCCGTTACCCTCTCCCTTGGTGGACGGCAACCTCTTGGAGACATGCCATTTGGTGGAAAATCACACGCTTGACACAATAATTTCAGTAATCTGGAGCAATTATAGAAATGAAGGATTTGATTCGCCGAAGCGGTTCTATTCCATTCCGATAGATTTCTCGCATTTGGGCGGAAAGGGCCCTGAGATTGATTATCTATCAAGCAAAGAGCATGCACGTCTATCTGTCCGCGAATACTCGACGCAAGCCGGATTAGGGATTGCGGGATCAATAATATATGACCCCAACACACCAACGAACCTCGGAATTCTTGAAGCCATCGCTCAAAGCGAGGCCGGGCGGCTGATGAACCAGTTCAAAGATAGATATTCCGGGCTTGTCACGTTGGCGGGTAAAGTTGACGTAGCACTCACGGGCAACATGAAGGGGGTCTCTTACGTATTCTCACCCAAATCAGGGCTAGAGACGATAGTAGATTTGAGAGATCGCCCGCCCGACCCGACTTTGGAGCAGCAGCTACCCCAGCGGGCGATAGCGTATTTGATGCGCCAGGTGCCGACCGGCGAGGAATCCCCTATGGTATCAAGAATATAAAGAGGCGCAACCCATGAAAGTTGGCGACCAACCAGACCACAAAGTATATCGGGAACACACCTCAGGTGTGCCTATCGAATGGAAGGCGACCCAAAAGGGATTCTTGGTTTCTGACCAGTCCACCACGGATGCCCGTTATACGTACACCAATGCCGGAGACGAAGTAGGATGGGTATTCTGGCAGAAAAACACCAGAAGCATTGGCGCTTGGGGCCAAATAATCCCGGTCGTTGCGACCGATGACGAGGGTTCAATCCGCCCGATTGCTGATCAAAACTTGGGTGCAGACACGTCATTTGCTGTCAAGACCGTAGTTACTAGTGCTGCGACAAACGACCACACCAAAGCTATGAGTGTAACCGGGTCGCTGCCGGCGTCCGGCGATTATGGTTTCGTCGTTCAAACTGTAGATCAGGACACTTACGAGATTTTATGGTTCCCTGCTTCTAGCTCTGTAATTAAGTGCGATAACGTTACCCCTACAACGTATAGCACCAAAATATACGGGGTACAGGCCGGCGGAGCCGTAGACCCAAGCAATGTTGGGACATTTGACGATTTTCTTTTCATAGAATCGAATGAAGCCTGCATTCAAGCGACCGCGAAGATCAGACAGTCAACGACCAAGAAAGGCCCGCTAAGCCTCGAAGCTTCTTCTTTTCCCTCCCTTTCTCCACCGGATGAGACGCCTTACACAGTCGAGACGAAATGCGCATTCGATTCGACTACCGCAAAATGGCGCTGGTATACTCGGATTGGGGGCGGGGGACTGTCCAAGGTATATGCCAGAATCCGGTGGAATTACGACTTAGAAGGCGATCTAAGCGAAGGCGAAATAATGACTTACAGTGGTACCGAATGGCAACCAAGTGGAACTGCTATTTGGATTTCTTGGGATTTATCTAAGACCACTCGGTTTGAGACTGCGGGAAACGATACGGTCTTTGAGGTAGAGAAAGAAAAGGAAAATTTCAACCGGCGCGGAATTGTCCGTGATCTATACTCAGTAGTGCGCTGCAAATCCGACGCAGGATGTCGGATTTCACACTTTAAGACTGATTCTAAATCCTTAGATTATAGCTATTTAATTGGTTTCCTTCTCTCTTCTGAGAATTATAATCCCCCATGGGAAGCGGCGGAAACCGCGAAGATTAAAACGACAATTTTGAATCAACAATACGATAACGTAATGCCGGCTAGGGTGCCCAAAGAATGGAACTTAGCGGGCGATGCTTTTTTTGAATACCTCGAAATTTGGGAGCACCAAAAGGGGCTACCGCTGTACTTTAGGCCGATTGAACCTTTGAAGGCGGACAATACTTCTAATCTATATGAATCAAGACGCCAAATCGGTGGTGTTTCAATTGCTAATTATTGCATGGTGTAAATGAAAAATACATTTACCCTTGGCTCTGAATACATCGAATTGGCGGCGTTTCAATTGCTAATTATTGCATGATGCAAATGAAAAATACATTTACCCTTGGCTCAGAATACGGCCATATCCCAGGCCCTCCGGTCAACGAAGATTACACAATCCTAGTAGAGGTTCAATCCTCAGAAAACGGAATTGTTACGGGTAAGAAACTATGGGATGCTTCGCAGAATCCTAAGTTATTCTACGCGAAGCTCTTGTGGTATGGGCGAAATGGCGATCCTCCGGATGGGATTCTTAAGGCCGGCCAAATTGCGCTGTTCCACCGGTGTGGAGACTTCAATTCCCAGGGGACTGAAGGGCCTGAGCGCCATGTTGAGGCCGCTGAAAAGTATTCTTGGGTATGCTTCGCCCATGCGCAGTTGATTTTCGTTGAGGATTTAGGCGAGAGCTTAGGCCGAGAGGTGGCTTTCGACGAAACAGGTCAAAAACAAGTGCCTGCAGGCTCAGAGACGTTAAATTTGAAATTTATTGATACTACCTATTATGGCAGCCCGTCGAAAGCCGGGCGAATATACCTGGCCCAGCGAATTGAGGGCACTCCTAGCTATTATCTCTGCTTCGTGCCGGGCTACGGCGACGAAGCGGACAGCTTTTCGGTCACTGTGGGCTCAGACACCTTAGAAATTAAGGTGGACGGGGCAGGAAACGTCTTAGATTTTACGGTGTCCTGATGAAAAACACTTTCACTGTGGGTTCCCAATACGGCCATATCCCAGGGCCTCCGGTCAATGAGGATTACGCGATACTGATCGAGGTATCAAGCGCTAACAGCAGTTACGTTAAAGGCTATAAGCTATGGGACGTAGACAATTCATCGGAATTTATCGCTGAGAACAAACTTGGCAAAATCCCGGAAGTGGGAAGTAAAGTAATTTTCCATAGGACACCAAGCGGTTGGATATGCTTCCCTGAGAATACCCTCTGTTATGTAGTAGATACGGGCGATTCAGGCGGCAATCGCGTCGGAAAACGGGGGAAATTTGATGCGTTTGGTAACTTCGTTACAATAGGCGATAATGTGCCGCTGGTGCCCTTTGACGCCAATTATCACCAAAATCAACCCCCTTGGAAGACCGGTAGAATCTATGCGGGCGTTGATTTTGGTAGCAAAGTATATGTGTATCTCCCAGGATACAGTGAAATCGTTGAATACAAAGGAATTACGCTCTCAGGCACTGATATTTCCTTGGCTCTGGATTACCAAGGAAACGTGGTTGAGTTCTTCCAGATATTTAATGATTTTTGGGAATATGATGGCCTAAACAACACTTGGACGCAATTGGCCTCTGGGCCACCAGCCCGTTGGGGGCACGTTAGTTGTTGGGTCACAAGCGGGCCGGTATACGTATTTGGGGGGTACGACAAAAACGGAAATAAGTTAAACGATCTTTGGAGATGGTCAACTTCAGGCGGCTGGGTTCAACTCGCCGACGCGCCTAAAAGGATGGCCGATTTTGGATGGTCTTGCGACGAATACCAAGGGGATACCTTGATGTCCTTTTGGGGGAGCACAGGCGAGTACCTAATATATGGGCCAAACGATGATATCTGGTGCGAAGGAACTTCGCATCCTATTCAATCAAAATCGTGTTTCGGTGGATATGGATATTTTGCTTCGGGGAACGAAATCCGATATGACTTTATTGTGCCCTGGCAACCAATTACTTCAACACCAGGAGGGTGGCATTCGTATTACTATAATGATAGCACCGGAGAAACGGGCTGGCGGCAAGACCTATACTCCTTGGGCGGCGACCCTATCCCTGTCTACCGAAATGCCTTTTCCAAAAATGGGCGATATTGGATCGGAGGCAAAAAGCTGAACGATGACTCGGTATGCGCCCAGATATATCTATTAGGTGATACCACAACCACAGGGACATTCTATACTGATTTGCCAACACCCGTATGGGGCGCGGCCTGCGATCGGTTGGACATAGACGGGAACGAGTACGTTTTGATATTCGGAGGTGTAGACGGTAACGGAAATTTGCACGATGAGACGCTTTTCTTTTCGCCTAATTACGATGCCGTCGTTGATATGGCACCCTCCTCAGCACCTGCAGCCCGCTGGGGTCACACTATCACTAATACGATTGTGATTTCGACTAACAGCTATCTGTTGTACCTGTTCGGTGGGAGAGGAAAATAATGGATTTTACCGGCTTTCGAGGGAACGTATCGGAGATGATAATTGATTTCCGGGGGGATATTGACGAAGAGACTCTCCGAGAATATCTCGGTCAGATCATATTTTGGCGAGATGAGAACGGACGGAACTACGTTAGCGTAGACATGGATCGCTCTGAAGCTATCCAGCTAATCAATCAGGCCCTATTGAAACGAAAGGAGAAAAAAGTGGGAGACTTCACATTCCAAGAGGTAATGGCCCGTGAGATCATGGCTAAACTCAAAGAGGCCGAAGGCCAGCTTTTGGCCAAAATTAACGAAATGGAGACCCAAGTCAAGAAGCGAATCGCTCAAATGGAAGTCGCTGCCGCAGCAAGCGAGCAAAAGATTAAAGAGGTTGCGGACGAATTCCAGGCGGCAGCCCAAAAGCGGCTGGATTCTATAGCCCCTCGCATTGACAAGCTTGAAAAGGCCAGCAATACCCGTTTGGAAGCCCTGGAGCTATGGAGAAACGAAATAGAACGACGCAAGCGTGAATCGCTAAAGCTCTTAGGGGAAATACTGAAAAACCTAGGGGGGTAAGCATGGAGAAAAAAAAAGAAGATGAATTCACTATGTCGGATGACGAAATTACCGACCAAGACCCAGGCGAACGTACCTATATCGTAGACTCTCGGCTATCCGACGAACAAGCCGTTGAGCGGATAATTGAATATGAGAGCCAGGTCAAACTCACTGAGACTACCCCTGAGCAGCGAAAGGCGGCGAAAGCCGTCAAGATAGAAAACCGTGGATTTTTCGTAACAACCCGCGATATAACAATAAACGTCGCAAAATCAACAGCCTTGGGCACTGCCAAGGGTGCTGTCAAAACGGTAGAAAATTTTGACGCCCTTCTAGGTGCGCTTTCCTACGGAATACTTGCCCATGCCTGGGAATGCTGGAGGGGAAATAATTATTTCGATGCCGCGATTTTCGGTCTCATAGGCGTTCTCTTGGTGATTGCCAAGCACAGGCTACCACCGGGCGGTTGGATTTCATTTCTGCGAAAACCAGTAATTGAAATGAAAAACGACGTGAGGCGGCTTGCAGTAGACCTCTATAGTACTATTTCAGGGAAACATTGATGGATAAATACACCTGGCACTTAGTACAGATTGCCAGGCTCAATAATAAAACGCTATTAGAATCGAATAGCGATATTGAATCACCGATAAGGGCCTGGGGTCGAGAGCTTATAAAAAGCGTATCGCCACCTCGTAATCCCAAGGGGGAAGATACTCCGGGAGCAGACCGACGGTACGTATTTCGTCACTTCACGTATATTTCCCGAAGTTCTTTAATCTGCGTGGCTTACGACTATCAGCGAAAAGACGACGTTGTTTTCAAATTTTGCCTTCCGGCGGATCCACCCGCACAAGAGAAGAAGAAAAAGAAAACAACGTTCGTTAAGGCCCGGGAGTATGTGTTGAACGTCTATCGTGAGGGGCTGTCAAAGGCGAAACCTCATAAAAACGAAGACACCGAGCGATTCAAACGAGGGGTGCTAATCCAGCAGCAGCTACACGAAAAAATAAGAAAAAAGGGGCTCACAGAGCTATATGTGCCTGCGATATACGACTTCGTTCCTGGCGGAATTGAATATAAAAACCAGCTGTATTGCATTATGGAACTTATTGACGGACAAGGACTTATAGAATATTGCCGAGATCGAACAGACCAAGAGGTGATAGAACTGTTGTACTTGATTGCGCGGGGGCTAGAGAATATAGTTCATCGTTTTAACGTGGTGCATAGCGATATCAAGCCCGCAAACATTCTAGTATTGAACAAACGCCCAGTTCTCTTGGATTTCGGAATCTCAAGGGTGTGCCAACATGCGGAGCTAACTTCCCCGTCAACGCGTGGCCTAGGAACCCCTGCTTATTCGCCTGCCGAACAACTTGAGAATCCGCTGCAGCGGAGCTTTCGAGATGATATATTTGCGCTAGGCCGAACATTCTGGGCCATGTGGGCCAGGCGGGAGCCAGACCTCAGTGACATTGTGATCGAAATAGGCTCCGATGGACGCGAAAAGTACTCAGATGAATCAACCCAGGCAGCTTTGCGCGCCAAATTCCCCTCGAATATTTTTCCACCCGAAGAACGCGAAATATTCGAGCGCGCTCATAACGCTAATCCAGCACTCAGATATGCGGACATCAGCGAGTTTAGACGAGATGTCGAATTGTTGAAACTTAAGAAATACAATACTTCCAGCGGAATCAACTGGATTCCCTATCTAACTAAATTAATGGAGATATGGCAATGAACAGACTTATTTTTTCCCTTCTTTTCTTCATTCTTATTGGTTGCGCCGGGCGGCATTGCATCGGCGTTGATGGCTCCTATAAAGGAGTTGATGGACAAATCGAATATTGTTTCGACCTCGAAAATTCAAAAAAATCAGGCGTTCCAACCTTTAGAAACGGGGAGAGTCATTTACTTTTTGGTCTAGAACCCGGATTTCTTGAGGATATAGAGGATGCACTTCGGGGTGTTTCTGTAAAGGAAAAATCGCAAATTCATATTGTGAAAAGGCTTAAGGCTATAATAGAAGAAAGGAAAAAAAGATGAGCTGGGGATCAATCACTGGTGGAACGGACTTTACGGGCAAGACTACAGATGATCTTGCCGAAGGCAGCACGAATAAATACCTGGATTATCCTGATCAGGCAACGTGTTGGCATGACGAGGCCCAAGTCGAATCAGGAAACGCGCTATCTCGACTTGTGGATTCAACACAAGCTTATGGGGTTCAGGTGCGTCAGTCACCCCCCGCCAATGGCGATAAATTTAAACAGCAGGTTTTTCTGAAAGCAGGCACGTATGAGTTTCACGTGTTAGGGTACGAATCAACTGATCGCGGCATGATTGACTGGTCGCTTGACGGCACCAATTTCGCAACAGGGCAAGACTGGTATGATTCGTCATCGGCCGCTAACGTAGAAAAGACGGTGACTGGCATCACCGTATCTACGAGTGGGTATCACACACTCCAAGGAACGATTAATGGGAAGAACGCCTCTTCGAGTGATTACATGATGAGCCTTACGAAGTATTGGTTTATAAGGACAGGGGCATGAAATACTTGATTTTATTGAGTTGTGCGCTGTTGGTGGGTTGCCCAAAAGAGAGCAACTCACCATTAATGAAAACTTGGAAATCTCGTGTCATGTATGCTTCCGTCGAAAACCAAGGAAAGCACTATATTATAGGCGGTTGGGACGGCAAAAACCTCTATAATGGCGTTTGGACGTATAGTGATAGTGGACTGAAATATATTGGCCAGGCTCCCTGGGAGCCACGTTGTTATTTTTGCGCCGTCTCATTTCACGAGGAAATCTATATCTTTGGGGGCTATCACTACGGAGAGCCTAGTCACGTATATGGTGACATTTGGAAATCAAAGGATGGCGCGGTCTGGGAACTCCTCACAACCAACCCCAGCTGGGAAGCTAGGGAACACTACGGTGTTGTTGTATTCAATGATAAGATTTTCCTTTTTGGCGGGGTGACATATCTCAACCCGGTACCACCAAATAGCTTACGCGCCTTTAGTGATGTGTGGTGTAGTGACGATGGACTCAATTGGACATGCGTCAATTTCCGTGCGCCCTGGGGTGAGCGGCGCGGCTTCAGTTTTGGAGTGAAAGCAGGATACATCTGGCTCTGGGGTGGATGGGATTCGGCCGATAATTTATATAACGACGTGTGGAAATCCAAAGATGGCGCAACCTGGGAGCTGGTTGCTAATACGACCCCTTGGCGGCCACGCGGCAATTGCTACGGTTGTGTATGGCAAGACAAACTATGGGTATTCGGCGGATGCGTGTCAAAAGACGTGGAAACCTGTAATGACGTGTGGTGCAGCGAGGACGGGATAATTTGGGAGAGAAAAGAAGACATGCCTGTTGCCCTGGCGGGTCAGAATCCTATTATTTATCCCGATAAGATAGTGATTATTGGCGGGTTCTCATATGTGCCGGAAACAGTCTTTTATGATGACTGTTTTGTTTATGATGGTAGGTGGAGATAAAAGCCGCCTCGTTCAATACGAGGCGACGGGTTTGCTCTTTTTAACAAAATCAGCTATCAGCCTTTATTTGATCCAATACGCTCTCACACCATTTGATTTGCTGAATTGGCGTAAGCTTCTCTTTACCCGAAGGCCTTTTGGGTAACTTTACGTCCAAATAACGGCCCCATTTTTTCCCTTCTTCGGTCAAGCGCCATTGCTTGTCAACCTTATACTGGAGTCCATCTTCCGCCAGTAAAAGATTAACTTTTTGGGCACTTAAACCCCCAAGCTCTCTACCTAATTCAGTAGGAGTTAGCAACCGTTCTTGGGTGGTAGAAATCAGTGCCGTCGCACCAAAGGTTTCCAAAATGTCTATACCAAGAAGCTTTTCTATGGCATTTGATGCCGCTATCTTAGCATGAGCTCCCTCAAAACCAAGAAGCTCCGCAACCTTTATCGCTCCATCATAGATCGGAGCAAGTTTGGGCAGCTCATCCAAGCCTATTCTTCCAACATCCCCTGGTACACTGTAACGGCCTGTTTTTCTAATGGAAGGCAAAACCTCGGAAGTCACCCATTTGCGGAAAGCTTTCGCTTCTGGCTTGGTGGATTTAATGATTGCATGATAAAGGCCAGACTCGTTGATGATGACGTAAGTCCTTGCGCCACCGCGACTTTTTGAAACCAACGCTGCGTTGGTTTCAAGTTTTTGCTGTTCGTCGTCATCCAATAATTTTGTCATAGCCCATGTTTCGCTATATCCCAAAATCGCAGCAATATCCTTGGCAACAAACCAGGGCTCGCCCTCGCGGTCAACGACCCTTATCTCACCAAAGTCTTGGTTGACAAAAATCTGCAAATTATCCATATATTACTCCTAATAAAAAAAGCCGGTGTCTGCCATCCCCAGGTGAGAATTGCCGCAAACCAAGGCTCAGGAAATGGCAGGCATCGGCTTTTTTCAGTTTGCTATTGGCTTCTCACGGCCAACACATATATAGTATAACAACATCTTTAGTAAATGTCAAGTCTTAATTTTCCCGGAAAATATTATGCAGAACATCTAAATGATAGGTGTTTACTTCGCCGAAGCGGGGATCCGGAATTTTACCAATGGGGACATTCGCGGCTAAAGATAACTTAGTGGCCTGCTTTCCAAGTTGGGCCGCCTCTTTAATAGTGATGCGCCTGTTTTTTAGATGAGCATAAGCCATAATTGAATAATAGCCAGATTGTCCCAGAACAGCGGCGGTTTTTGCCTGCAGTTCGCATATTTCCTGCGCATGACCGGCCTGGATTGCGGCCATTTTCCTCTGCTCTTCTTCCAAGGCCGCATATTGCTTAGCTATCTCTAAGGTTTCCTCGGCATATCTTACTAAAGGGTGTACCTTGGATTGTGAGTAGCTGCCTGTCTTTCTAATGGAAGGCAAAACCTCATAGTATACCCAATCCTTAAATCTCTCTGCTTCCGGTTTCGTTGATCCAAAAATACACCGGTACAGGCCTGGCTCGGAGATGATGCTGTAAGTCCTTGCGCCACCGTGAGTTCTTGAAGGCTCATCTGAGGAGCCTTCAAGATCACCACAAGATATACTTATTTTTTCTTTATCTTTTAACAGTTTGAGCATATTTGAAGTTTTGTTATATCCCAAAATCGCAGCAACATCCTTGGCAACAAACCAGGGCTCGCCCTCGCGGATTACCACGCGAATCTCACCAAAGTCTTGGTTGACAAAAACCTGCAAATTATCCATATATTACTCCTAATAAAAAAGCCGTTATTTTTCCGCCCAGGTGACAATTGCCCCAGACACCAAGGCTCTGAGCGGAAAAATAACGGCTCTTTTGTGTCTGTTATCGGCTTGTCACGGCCAACA